CACAGGGTGAGTTGACACCACACCCTCAATGCTTTAGTGGTCACGATGATCTCAAGACAGACGAGGATTACCCTATCAATGCGTATCGTGCATTCTACAAGCGTGACAAGGTGAGCTTTGCTAGGTGGAGAAAGAACAGAGATATGCCTGAGTGGTTCATGGATGCATAAGTACGACATCTTAATAATTAATATAAACATAACAGAAAAGGAATATAAATATGCTACAACCAATTAAAGGTGCAGTTAATAGAAAGTTTAGACCTAACTCCTATAAGGAAAATGATAGCAAAGCTAAACGTGTTATCATAAAATATCTAAAAGATAATGGTCACACTATACTAGACACAAAAGAGAACTATTCTTTTGACATTACTAGTACGAAGACTGGTGACGAAACTTACTTCTCAGAGGTAGAGATGAAGAACCAGTGGAAGGGTGATTGGAATACTAATTGGAGAGAGATACGTATACCTTATCGTAAGCACAAACTTATCAATAGATTTAAGCAACTCAATAAGGGTGTAAGTTACCTTAACTTTTATATTATTAGAGGTGACTGTGGTGCGGCATGGCGTATCAAAGATGATGTGCTTGAAGCATCTGAAGTAAGGGAAGCTGACTTCGGTTACAGGATACAGCAAGGAGAACAGTTCTTTCATGTACCTTACGAAAAAGCAGAACTAATATATTTAACAGAGGGGAATGATGATCCCTAAGTACAACATCATAATGACAGAACCAAATGTTCTCATAGATTCAGGTGATCCGTATGAGTTATACAGACACTTGGCTATGTGGGCTGATCACTATGCTCTTGTCTATAGACAGACAGGAGTACTAAGTAACAACGTAACAATAGAAAGGATAGAAGATGATGAAGGAAAACTATTACATAGTAGTACAAAAAATGCACAGTGATGCTGAAGCAGGGGTGATACCAAAAGCGCAGGATCTGGTGTTTACTGATTATATATTAATGGCATTCAAGTCAGAAGAGTTTGCTTCAAAAGTAACTGAAGATCTGTTGGAAACATATGAAGATGAGTATTTTTTGTACGTTACTACTGATAAACCAGAGAAATACCTAGAGGAGTATTTTCCTAGTGAATACACAATGCTAATAACAAAAGTATACTCTACTGTTATGCAAGCAATAGATGGTGCAGATGATATGTTATCTAAAAGAAAGAAGCCCTACCTACGAGTTGTTAAATGAAACAGGTAGTTACTCCTACTTCTAAACTATCAGAAGCGTGTAAGTATTATATGTCAAGCCCTAGTTACTGTGCTTTAAAAGGTAACACACAAAAAGATTACAGTAAAAATTTAAACAAGGCGTGTGATACTAAAGTAGAAGGCAACAAACAACTAGGTAATATAAAATTAAAACACCTACGATACAAACACATGAGTATTGCATATGAACAATGGACAGTTAAGGGTATACGATCGGCTAACTATATAGCTACTTGTCTTAGTATAGTATTAAACCATTGTATAAAGTTTGAAGCACTAACACATAACCCTATGTCTCTAGTAAAGAAGTCAAAGACTAAACCTAGAAAAGTAATGTGGCAACCTGATCAAGTAAAGTTATTCTTAGATACAGCTTACACAGATTTTAGGTGGCGTAGCATTGGTCTTATAGTTCAAATGGCATATCAATGGGGTCAACGTATAGGTGACATGCGTACATTAACGTGGGATTCTATTGACTTTAAAAATAAACGCCTAGACTATGAGCAAAGTAAACGTGGCGTTGATGTACACTTGCCTATTAGAGATGATCTTCTAGCTATGATTGCAGTACAGAAAGAAACTTTTGACTTTCAAGAGTATGTTGCCCCACGAACTAAACCAATAGCAGGGGCGTATACACCTTATAACATTGATGAAATACATATACTTATCAATGAGGTAAAAGACGAAGTTAATCTACCTATTGAGCTACAAGCAAGAGACCTTAGAAGAACTGCTGTAGTAGAGATGGTTGAAGAAGGGGTAGACTTGTTAGGTATCATGCAAGTAACAGGGCATAAGTCACCGCAAAGTGTTAAGCCTTACCTTGTTAATACATTTAGTGGTGCGAGTAACGCACTAGAAAGGAGATTTAATAATGACGATAAACATTAAGGAGTACATAGAAGACTTAGACTTACACGATGGTGTAGGGGTTAGGTCAGATTGTCCTATCTGTAATGGTAGTAATTCTTTTACTGCTACAAAAATTAATAGTGCTGTGTTGTACAACTGTTACAAATTAAGTTGTTCACTCAAGCCGGGATTTGTACCCATCAACTTAACTACTGAAGAGATAGCTACTAGGTTATCCAATCTAAAAGAGACTAAGCCTATGTCGATACCGACATTTACTATTCCTGAATACATCACATACCCTGAGCCTTCTCAGACTAACTACCATAGATTTGTATCTAGGTGGGGCTTAGAGAATGAATACTTAGATGTAATGTATGACGTTAAGGATGAGCGTGTTGTGTTTCTTATACGAGATAAGCATAAGGTTATAGATGCTATAGGNAGGTCACTNAATGGCTCTGTACCTAAGTGGCTCAGGTATACTGGTAACGCTACTGTATTCAGTAGGTGTATGGGTNAACCTAATGGCGTAGCTGTAATAGTAGAGGATGTAATCAGTGCTATCATTGTATCTAAGGTGTGTCCAAATGTCACAGGCATAGCTATCTTAGGTACAAATATTAATCACGCACATATGGAATACTTACAGGACTACACTAAAATTATAGTTGCACTAGACCCTGATGCTACTCACAAAAGTATTGAGTACCGAAAAGAAATACAATCATGGACAGGAGTTGACACTATGGCAATGATGCTACAAGACGACATAAAATATAAAACCGAAGAGGACATAATAAAATTGAAGGAGTATACAACATGATAGAGTTAAAAATAACTAATGAGATGAAAGAGTTAGCAAATCAAAAGTCAAAAGAGATGGGCCTAATAAACAACTCCATACTAAGGAGTGCAGGTAATATGGCAGGATTCTTAGGTGAGCAGGTTGTACTATCTATTATAGGTGGTGAGTGGGCAAACACTTATGACTATGATCTGATTAGTAATACAGGTAACAAAGTAGATGTTAAAACAAAACAGACTACTGCTGTGCCTAGACCTTACTATGAAGCTAGTGTAGCTAACTTTAATGCTAAACAGTTGTGTGACTACTACGCATTTGTACGTATACATAAAGACTTTACAGTGGCGTGGTACATGGGTGCGATGCGTAAGTTAGAGTACTACACACAATCTAACTTCCTAAACAAAGGAGACATTGACCCCGACAATAACTTTGTGGTTAGGGCTGACTGTCACAACTTACCTTACTCAAAACTAACTGAATTTTATATATAAAAAAGGAGTACACAACATGATGCACGAACTAGCACTACTAAGAACGATGATGGATAAGGATTTCTATGACGACCATAAAGGTATAAGGTTTCCTGATAAGTTATTCACTAAAGATTTACGTAAGATAAAGCAGACACTAGAGTACGCTATGGAAAAGTATGAGCAGTCAGTTACACCAGCTACACTTGAGGCTTTGTTCTTCGCTAACAACGGCACACTTACTACAGCTAACAAGGAAGTCTTCAGAGATCTGTTCAAGAAGATAGACAGAGAGACAGCCCTAAGTAAGGACGTAGCTTCCGATGTGTTGTCTAAGTTATTCCAGAGGGTAGTAGGTGAAGAGGTAGCTAACATAGGTATTGATTACGTCAACGGTAAGTTGCACAGCATGGAAGCGTTACGTAATATAATCTCTAGCTATCAAGATGACTTCATGCCTAACTTAAAGGTTGAGTGGGATGACATCAGCATGGATACACTACTGAAGTTAAGTAAGACACAAGCACAGTGGAAGTTTAATATCCCTAGCCTTGCTCGTAGGATAGAGGGCGTGAGTGGTGGTCACTTAATCATGGTAGGTGCTAGACCTAATACAGGTAAGACATCCTTCCATGCTTCTCTCATAGCCTCTGAGAAGGGGTTCGCTAATCAAGGTGCTAAGTGTATGGTGCTAGTCAACGAGGAATCATACGACAGGGTAGGTGAGAGATACATGAATGCGGCAACAGGTATGACTAGTAAACAGATAGTAGCTAACCCACTAGAAGCGGCACAAAAGTACAACCCTATACTCGAACAGTTAGTCTTAAAGGACACAACAGGTAAGACTATGGAGTGGGTTGAGGCTGTCATCAAAGGGTACAAGCCAGACATAGTTGTACTAGACATGGGTGATAAGTTTGCTCAACGTACTAGTGACAAGTCTGATGTGTACTTAAAGGATGCGGCAATCTATGCTCGTAACATAGCTAAACAGTACGGCTGTGCTATCTTCTATATGTCTCAGCTATCAGCGTCAGCACAGAATGTAGTCAACGTAGATCAGTCAATGCTTGAGGGCAGTAAGACAGGCAAGGCGGCAGAGACAGACCTAATGATACTCATCAGTAAGAACAGAGATGACTTCGACAGTGGAGAGAAAGATCCAGAAAGACACTTGATTGTTTCTAAGAATAAGTTACAAGGTGGGTGGCACGGTAGAGTAACAGTTGAGTTAGATGGTGACACCGCCAGATACTCAGCGTAGATAGGACATCAGTAATGCATAGGATAGAACCTTTTAAAAAACTTCTTAGAAATGTTATTACAAATGCAACGAGACCTGCGCCTTCTCGTGTAGATACTCCACTTGCTTATGGTAGGATAAACACAAAAGAAGTTGACCTTACCGCAGAGTATTTGATGCATATGTTTTATGATGTACAAAACTGCAAGTGCCACTGGTTTGACGTTGAGTTAAATCCTGCATGGATAATGGAATCATTTCATCCTTTATCTATAAGTGTAGATAGATTAGAATCTGATTACATAAAAGGTTCTGTTGTTATATGTTCACGGTTTGCCAACTTAGGTAGGAGTACATATCCAGAGAAAGACTTTAGAGAAGTTATAAAGTATTTAAAATCACAATGGGGATGGGATGGTTATCTTTTATATCCCCCTATACAAAAGGAGTTATTCTAATAATGAGACTGGTACTAGACGTAGAGAACACAGTAACTAAACGAGGAGGCAAGACACATCTAGATCCCTTTGAACCTACTAATACATTAACACAGGTAGGGGTACAGAACTTAGACAACCCTGATGAGCAGTACG